CTTTCAACACAAGCGGGAAGGTTCCCCTTCCCGCCCACTCGTTACTACCTAGAACCCTTAGGCCGCCATGTATTTCACGACAATTTCGATTTCGCCAGCGGTCAAAGCTGCCGTACCGATCGTCATGAGGACTTTGGAAGCTGCGGGGAGGCGAACTGGCAAGTCTGCCAGAGCGTCGCGCGACAAGAGGGCGTTAGCCGTCAAGTTGGCAACTGCACCCGCTGTCGTGTTAACGAACAAGTTGGTCGTACCCGTCACACCAAAGATGACCGTCGCCGATCCGCCGGACGTACAGGTAACTTTAACGAGAGCATGGAAGTGGGTCAAAACGACGTCACTTTCTGCCTCGAAAAGGTCGATCGCGCCGATCGCTCCACCATCTGCGGAGAACTTGTACATTTTGCGAACGACGACTTCTTCATTCTTAAACGCTGGACCGATTTTAAGTGATGGCATCTCTTAATTCCTTTTTGGATTTAGTCTGTTTTTTAACGGGCAAGTGGCCTACCACGTAAGCCACCTGCCTTGTCCCGTAACTGGTTACCGCAATGATCTTGATCGGTGTCTTGATCGCCTTGAGCGTCAACACAAGTTCGTCCGGGGAGGCCGCCGTGACGGCCTCCAGAGACTGATAAGGGTTGAGAGAATCAAAGTCCAAGACTTACCCCGATTAAGCAGTGACGGTGATGTGCTTCAAGCCTGCGTCGATTCCGAGTTTTGCGCCGAAGATCATGTCGATCGACATGACGACGCCAAACTTCTTCTGGCTATGAAGGTCCGAGATTTTCACTTGAACCTGTTGCTGGGTAACCATGTGCATGAACGAGGGGTGGAACGCGAGGCCAAAATCTGAAGTGCGACTATTGTCTTCCGCGATAATAAAACCATAACGCTTCAAGCCAACCACTCCGCCAATCAGAGGAGCGTCAGCGGCTCCGAAGTCTGCACTGGTGATGGTCGATGCATTGAGCATATCACTGTAATACTGGGGGTCCAGCATCAGATACCAGCCTGGGACTTGCGGCCACTTGGCTTTAGCAGCCAAGGTGCGGAGGTTTCCGAGTTGGGATGCGTTGAAGTCCGTCACGCCCGTAACCGTGTGGTCAGGAGTCGAGGTCGATGGAGCGACCAAGCTGTAGAGGTAGTCATTGATCTGCTTCGCCATGGCGTAGCGAAGGGATTCCATGATCTCAGGATTTTCGCGGCTAATTTGGGATTGCAGTTCGGTAAGGTCCGCAAATTCGTAGGCAGCAACAGCACGTTTGTCAGCTTTGATATCGACAAACGATGTGCTGACAGCTTCCGTGTTAAACGTATCCGCGTCAGTTCCGACGGTCAGAAGTTGACCTTCGGGAGCGTTGACTTGGCTAACGCGAACGGTATCGCCTTGACGGGCGATGGCACCTTCGTAGGTCTTGTCGATCAGCGAACCAAGCATCAGGCTTTCGCGGAGTTGCTTGGTGAAGATAGGCGACCAGTATTTTTGAATCTGATTCTGAACTTCTGCCAAAGTAGTAACTTGTGACATGTGCTAAAACTCCCTTTTTAGTCTTTAATTTGTTCCATTTTCCATTTTTTCATCTCGGCCGTGGGAAGTTTTAGCCACTCTTGACGCGAGATAAACGCCGCGTTTGCACCCATCGGGGCACCTGCCGGCATACCCGGCGCGGGTTTCTTGAGCATCTCGGGCCAAGATTGTTTCAACTTATCCACAACCTTGGTAACTGACATATCCACAACCGCGCCCGAATCTGGGTCAACGGCTACGTCGTCGATGTAGTTACCGATGACATCAAACCACTTGTCTTCAACCTGAGTACCCAGACCTTTAAGAACTGCAGAAAACTTTTTGGCCGCGACTTGTCTGCGATCGTTTTCGGCAAGTTTGGCGCGGAGGTCTTCCGCTTCCTTCTTCGCCATCTCAGCGATCTTCTGATATTCGCCGCGTGCTTCCAGTTCTTTTTTCTCGCGTTCAGACTTTTCAGACTCAAACGCGCGAAGCTGCTCTTTAAGTTTCTTTTCACGCTCGACGGCCTTTTCATAGGCTTCGCGCGTGACGGTATCGGGTTTAGAGTCTTCCACCGGCGCAACCGGGGGATTCTGAGGCGCAACCTCAGAAGGGGCTTGTTGAGTCATAAGAAAATTATGTCCCTGTTAAGTTGTGGTGTCAAACTTACTTGCGACGATACCCGACGCGGGCGCGTTTCAGCAAGTCCGTAAATGTCTGCCTGTAAAATCGGAACAGTTGGTTAAACTCCAACGTTGTGACAAA